CTCGCGGCCCCGACCCGTTCGTACAGCACCTGCAGAATCTTGAAGGTAGTTCCTTCATGTCGAGTTGTTGTGTGACCTCCCATTTGGCGTCCTGCACATAGAAAGGCCCCAGGTACTATGAATAAGTACTTTAATAAGTACCATAGGAAAGTTATCATCGGGACACATTACGATTGGGTCAGTGCCGGTAATCCGGTTTCTGGTTTCCAAGTAATAGCTCCTAATACGATGACTCCCTATGGACTTCTTAGCCACGGTAATCCGTTTCGCAACGGACATTACGTCGGTGGTGGGGCATTTATGTGCTCGAAAGTTTCTTACGAGGCCAAGCCTGGCGGAGGAATCACCGTATACCGACCCCAATGGGGGAAGGCGTATAGTGGTTCCTTTAGTTGTGCCATGCGTGGTCCGAGCGGTGATCTCAACTTAGGCAGTCAATACACGAATAGTGCAATGACTAATCTTAAGAATACGGGATCAATCGCTTTTGGAAAGATGAGACCGGATAAACCGGACTTTTCTTTCGCGCTTTCGACGCTTGAGATGAAGGACATGGTGCACCCGCTCAAAAACGCTGTGAAGCGTGTAAGAGATAAAGTGCGTCATGTAGATCGGACTCGCCGTAAGAATGGCAGGTCTGGTCTATCCAACACGGCCCAGCATTTCCTTGCTCTTGAATTCGGATGGGCGCCGATTATATCGGACGTCCGGAAGTTTATCAAGGCGCAAGCGAATAAGCAGGCTAGGTTGGCTCAGCTCATAAGGGATGAGGGAAAACCCATTCGGAGACAATCCAAGATTGATGCGAGTGAGTCCTCAGTTATTGAGGATGTAACTCGCTACAACTCGGGGTCAGGTGGGGCGTTGGCACCCGGTTTCGTAACACAATGTTACGGTCCCGGACCTTCGTTCAAAACCTTGCGGAAGGAGACCATCATGAAAACATGGTGCTCCGGCCAATTCCGATATCACCTTCCTCCAGGACCCAAAAATGTGGTCTGGAAGAAGAAGATGTTACGTAGAATTATGGGCTTCCGGGTCACTCCGGCTGTTGTCTATAATTTGATGCCGTGGACCTGGTTGGTTGATTATTTTACCGACCTAGGTGCATTCGTCGATGCCGTATCACCCGGAGTAGCTGACCGCCTTGCGGCGGATCAGTTCTTCGTGATGAGAACCGACATGGTGAGTGCCTTCACGGAATGTAGCGGGATGTACCAAGGCTCAAAGACTGCAGGACACTACGTCACTGCAACTGCGAGTTCAGTGGCACGAACAACGAGGAAACTCCGCGCCGTGTCATCGCCATTTGGTTTCGGAACCTTACAATCAAGTTTAGGTCCGAAACAGTTAGCAATTCTGGGTGCGTTAGGCATTTCCAGGTTGCCCTAAGCGTCGTGAGACGACTTAGGCCCCTCTTATAAACAGAATGGAGTTTGTTATGTACGCTGATCCACAGAGCCTTACCGTTAACGCTGTAGCTAAGTCGCTACCTCGGGTAGGGTCCGCAAGTCCCACGAAAGTGGGCTCGTTCCAGACAGCTGATGGGGAATTTAACTTCCGCATCAGTCAGAATAGCACCAGTTCGCGCTTTCGCCGTGAAGCTCGCTTCACGCAATCGAAAGTTGCTGCTGATCCTATTTCGGCTGTTAACAAGGAGATTTCTACCTCCGTTGTTATCGTTGTCGATGAACCCAAGTTTGGTTTCACCGACACAGAGATTAGTTATCTAACTAGTGCTCTGGTGGCCTGGTTTACCGCGGGTAACCGCGATAAGCTGCTGGGTGGAGAGCTCTAAAAGGACACGCGATTAACTATCGCACCTTTTGGATCGTACATGGCAGGGTTTTCACTACCACCAATACAATTGGAGGGATGAATGAAAAGACCTACTACACTCCTGTGCCGGGTCCTCTTAAATGAAGGACTGCAGGCTAGTCTTGCTGTCGAACGCGACTTTCGAACTATTGAAAGTCGCTATGAAGACGAGGGTATGAGTTTTCTTACGATAACTCTCCCTTCTCTGGATGATGCCCTTATCCAAGGGCTTCACCAGGGTTTCCTCACTCCCTCAATGTTTAACGGATTCAAACCGTTCAAACGAGGGGGAAAGCTCCCTGCATTTATGCATGGGTTCTTCAGGAATGTCTTCGGATTAGACGGCTGGTTAAAGGAGACGCCATGTATTGACTCGATTAGAGCAATACGCCAGGTGACTCGCCTCTTCAAAAAGGTAGAGTTACCATGTTCAGACGCCCGCCAAAGGCAGGCATATGAAAGGTACGTTTCCAATGACCAGAGCATCTCAGGGTGTCTTGATAGCGATCCTGGCAATGTCCGTAATTTTGACATTGTCAGTAGCTATCTTTGGTCTGACCTCGAAGTCCTATCTGGAGCGCTATATTGTTCTCCAGGGAAGTTCGGGTCAGGTGCCACAAGTGAACGTTTGGCCTTCAACGAACGCCATTCAATCACAACCTGGCCAGAGCGAGGGGATGAAAATTTCCCCAGCTCCTACCACACCACGCTCAACGAAGGAGATGTTGAATCCCTATTGGGTTTAACATATCTAACTGAGAGCGAGGAGGAGCCTGTACGTGTTGTACAGGTACCCAAGACGCTAAAAACGCCGCGCACGATTTCGGTTGAGCCTAGCTATATGATGCTACGTCAGCAAAGTATAGCTGGTCCGATTATGGCTATTCTCGAGCAGGGATTGCTCGGGTTCAAGTCCATTCGGTTTACGGATCAATCCGTGAATCGCGAACTAGCGCGAAAAGGCTCTTTAGATGGTAGCTTAGCTACTATCGACCTGTCGGATGCCTCAGATCTAGTTTCGTTGAAACTAGTAGAGCGCATCTTCAAGGACTGTCCGAGTTTCCTAGCGTACTTGCTAGGAGCTCGTTCAACTAGAGCTGTATTGCCAGACGCTTCTAAGATAACACTTAAGAAGTACGCATCGATGGGTAGCGCACTGTGCTTTCCTGTTGAAGCAATGGTTTTCTTCACCTTGGTCATTACTTCCATGGTGAACCAGTCTGGTCGGCGTCCGTCTAGAAAACTGTTGGAGCAGCTAACTGCGAAAGTAGCTGTATACGGTGATGATATCATCGTTCCAACTGAGACGGCTGATGGAGTTATGGCAACCCTCGAAGCCTACGGGCTTCGAGTTAACCATAATAAGTCCTTTACCAAAGGATTCTTTAGGGAATCCTGCGGCGGCGACTACTATAAGGGTCACGATGTGACCCCCGTGTACGTTCGCCAGTGGTCTAACTCCATTACTACTCGTGAGCCTCAGATGTTAGAGGCCTGCGTATCATTATCCAATCAATTATACATGAAAGGACTTTGGCATGCAAGCCAATATATCAGAGACTCCGTCGAATGCCAAGTTGGTAGACTCGCACGGACAATTCGACCTGTTGGATGTCTTACATGGAGTTCACTGTGCTTTAACAGTGGGCTCGAGTATCACATTCCTACAAGCGGATATGCTGTTAGAGGCTATTCAACGAGAAGTAAACGACGTAGTGATCCGGTTCTCGACATACGAGGAGGGTTGCTTGTGGCTTTCGGGCCACAAGACTACATTCTTGGCAAGTCTCGATTCGTTGAAGGAGGACGTTCCACATTGGAACATCTTAAATCCTTACGCGACCGAGTTCTTAGCAGTCCCGCAGATGCAGGATTTGCAAGGAATAGCCAAGGATTACCCAGCTCTCTGGACGAGAATTTGGGACGATCTCAAGAAAGTATTGGAAACCTTTCTGGATATAGATTTTCGCAATCTGCAACCTGGTTGCACGAGCGAAATCTACTCAGTCAGGGAACCGATACTGACCCACGAGCTCGTTAT